GGATCACTGGGCCAATGTGGAATGAACCACGGAATGCCCCATTCAGGTGCCTTCCCATCAAAGAAGTTCTCGATCGCTATCTGCCTTTCGGGTGTTATGTCAAATGCCAGGAAAAGGGAGAGACGGCTAGCTGCCGTAGGTGCACACTGCCGCATCTCCATGCGGGAACTCAGCCAAACAAGACCTGAGTCACTCGGTCTCAATGTGCCCTGGCCATCACTTTGATGGCCCCTCTTCAAAAACTGGTAGAATGCTCCCCAAATCGGCAGATCTGCCGCTAGTGCCAGCCCGGCATCGCCAACTGCCTGACGGTGTCTGTCATATTCCAACTTGTTTGGGAGGTTACGTGTGGTTGTAAGGTCTTTGGAGATCGCGACGCGTGGATCGCGAGTCATCTTATAGACTCCATCACTGCCCATGACAGGCGAGCATTGGCAGAAGACGATGCGCTCAAAGATCTTGGCGACATTCTCAATCTTCAACTTAAACCCCATCTCGCGGTAGTAGCCTTCTGCACGATAGAGGAGTTCAAGATGCTCCTCCTCCACAATGACGACATTATCGTCGCCCATGTCCACGAAGCCATATTTGTCCACGTGAATGGACTCCATGAAATCGTGCACCATGCCACATACCACAATGATGGCCCCAGTGGATGTTGTTACACACCCAGAGGACTTTGTACCCTCAACGGAATAACGGACACGCCCGTCTTTGGTGCGCACTAGGCCCTCGCAATAGATCTGCCACCGCAGTATCTTCTTGAGATAGCCATCTTTGTACACACCATTATAGACTCGTTGCTCTGCCTCGATATGCTGACGCGAGTGGTGCTGATCGTAACGACTGATGTCAAATGTTACAGCAACGGGACAGCGGAACTTCCCCCACTTGTTGTATAACATTCGGGCGACTTCGGTAGCGTTCTTCCCCTTCGCCACCACCGTCTGCCCAAACACCTTGTTGATCGCTCGATATATCCTATGTTCAAGCGGCTTTATGTAACGCCCAACTTCGACATTGTACCGGGGGTCACGAGGTTGGATCACCCTCGGAGCCGGGTCTTGCTTAATTGTCAAGTTCAGTTTTTCACACTTGACAAAGGTCTTAAGCAGCGCATCCTTTCTCCCTAACTCACGGAATTTGAGACTCTCAACTGCCCTACGATAAATAATGCGTTTACGACCGTCAGGATGGGACTCAGCGTACTGGTCCCGACTCCAAGGCTTAACGGTGGTCCGTCTTACAATATTAACAAGTTGGTTGAGATAGGGGTCAAGGCGCTCCTTGACGATGCCTGGCCGCATCGGTCCGATGGGTACACGAAGTTCACCATCCTGCAAGCTATAGAATACTCGCTCAAGGAGACCACGCACTACGGTGTCGAGGTCGTTGTTGTGGCACCCGAAGGTAGTGTCCGTAGCCACGGGACACATAACCATGATCTTTCGGGGTTTTGGAGGCGGTCCGGTCCTTTCGACGTCCATGCGGGCGTCCCGACCTGCCAGTATGTGAGCACGTCGCACTTCGCGTGTTAACGTCTCAGCATTAGACAGGCTAGTCGAGAAACCCCGTCGCAGACCTGGACCACGTCAGGCCTTGTAAGTCGGCCGCACCGCGTCGTACACAGCCTCTCGCTGCTTCACGGCAAAGCTGCGGGTAAAGCGGGCTGCTTCCAACTCGGATTGGCTAGGCACAAACACCAATTCCACGGCGAGGGGGGCATCTCTCGCAACATGACTGGGTCTGTGTCCTTTGACCAACATCGCCCGACGGACTGCATCTCTCACGGCCAAGACATTCTCAGCAGTACGAGGGGGGCAACCGAATTGCCCCTTGACCTCCTGCGCGATGTAAGATACAAAGCGCGTCTGCGGTGTGCCAGGGTTGACGCGTGTTCGATCGTCGGCCAGTCCTTCCCTGTTGAGTTCTCCCAGATGCAGATCGATCCGGGTGTACTCATCCGATTCCACCACTAGCTCGTTGGCACGTGGGCTGTCAGCGAACAGCCCATTCGCGCGGTACTTCACAAGCTCGTAGTGGTCCCGGCGTGTCAAACCTCCATAGGCTTCCTTAGGGGTCAGCCAGTAGTGGTTATAACCGAGGTACAGGGTTGTCGCTCCAATGACAGCAATAGAAGCTGCCCGGGTCATTGCGCGACTGTCAGTAGTAACCCGCTTCGCCTTGCGGGCCACGTTTGCTGCGCCGGTACGCAGCTCCGTGTATGTGACCAGGGGTCGGCCACCTTGGTAGCGGTCCACAGAGTAGGCCACCACCGCCATCGTCGCGACCACCAAGGTACTAGCGAATCCATCGGTCGCGACGACGTCCAGCACTCGGGGCACAGCCTCGACGAGCACCTCAGCTTGCTGGGCCAAGCCGGCGCAGAATTCCCAGGCACGGGTGTACCAAGGGAGGGGAGCGACTATCCCATGACCGGCCGGGGCGGCCGGCGCCTCGACCGGGGCGGCCGGGGCTAACTCCATCATCACAGGTGGAGGGTCCTGCTCGTTGACAACAAGGGGCGCGTCACCCTCGTCATCTTCGATGACCAACACCACGGGGTTAGGAAGATTTTGGGCCTCCATGTCCACGGTGTACCTAAATAATGTTAATTACCAACACAGG